TATGAACTTGATAATAACTGCAGATTTGATAAGCGGAACGGCAGGAAATGTTTTACCTGCAGATACAAAAAGAATTACTTACGAAATAATGAGTGGTGCAACTGTTTTAGATACTCACGTTGTCAATATTATTAATAGTTGTGTTTCAAATTATGAGCTTTATTATTTAACTGAAAAAGGTACATTTGATACTATTATTATGCCCAACGGCTTTAAAAAAGAATTTGAATTTAAAAGGCAATCAGTAAAACGGCTTGCATCGAGTATGCAGTCAAGTAGCTTTTATGGTTATAATTCATTTAGTGCGCAAAATGTAGACCGCTCAATAATGTTCCAAAATAAATGGACGTTGCGAACCGATTGGCTAACAGATACGCAAAGCCAAAACCTATTTGATTTGATTGCAAGTTCAGTTGTTTTTTTAAAAGATAATGGAATTAATAAAAGGGTAATGGTTACAATGAATAATTACGAAGAAAAAGTAGTTAAGTTTAAAAAGCTATTTAATTTTGAATTAATGATTATGGAAAGTTTAGAAAATGAAAGGCAATGGGTGAGTTAATATTTACGCAATTTCCAATATCAGTTAATATTGATATTCCAATTGCATTGACAAAATCGGTATCAGATATATTTTCACCAGAAACAAGGCAATCAACATTTTCAAAGAGTTTTAATATTGATGGTAATATTGCGGTAAATCAAGCCTTTACTTTTATATTCGATATTAATAACACCATATCAAATACAGTCCAATATGCACCAAGTTTTAACCCAAATAAACGAGCCACAGTAATATATAAAGAAGATGGAGTAGTGCAGATGGAGGGTTATTTGCGATTAATTGAAATTGTAAAACTACTTGAAACGTCTGAAGTGCAATATAACTGCCAAATATTTAGTACCCTTGCCGATTTTTGGAATGATATTTCAAAGAAAAAAATGGCTGAAATTGATTTAACTAAATATAATCACAATCTAAGTGCAAGTTTAGTGCGTAAGTCGTGGGATCAAAATGTAGTTTTAAACGGCATACAAGTTTCATTTGCAAAGGGCAAAGGATATGTTCATGGATTAATAAATAAAAGAAGTTATGGAGGCACATTGGGAGTGCCAGATCCTACAATGAATTGGGAAGTAGGAGATACAACACCGATGATTTATGCCAAAGAATTAGTTGATGAAATTTACAGAGTGCAGGGTGCAGCTTATGCAGCAGGCGGATTCTTTTCAACTGCGGAGTTTTTAAATTGGGTTGTTCCTTATAATGGGATTGGTTTAGATGCAACTGATGCGACAATAAATAATAATAAAGTAATTGCAGAACGCACAACTAATTTAATAGACAATACATTATTAGTAAAACGACCAAGCACAGGAACAATAATTTATCAAAATGATTCCACAGGCGGCAATCAAGATATAAATGGAAATTATAACGCAACATTAGGAAGATATACAGTTCCAGCAACAGGGTTATATAATGGGTTTTTTTACACAGATTTATTTGTTGAAATAAACGAGGGTGCAGGTGGCACGCTTGATTTAAACAATAATTTTGAGTTTGTAATAAAAAATATAACGACAGGGCAAAATTTTACAAGTATGTTTACTGCAAATTGGGGCGGAACTCCGGGCACTTATCCAACATTTAGCAATCGCACTTTCTTTGTGAATCAAAATATAACGAATATAAAATTAAACGCAGGCGATATAATAGAATTTGCTTTCAATAATTATTTAATCGCAACTGATACAACTACCAATACTTTTTGGAATTTTTTACCGCACATTGCACAAATTACTGCAACTTCAAAAATGGAGTTGAAACAACAATCAATATATTATGGGTCTGGAAGTCTTGTAAATTTTGCAAACTTCTTTGCTGATAAATTAACGCAAAAAGATTTTATGTTAGATTTGGCAAAAACATTTAACTTGATGTTTGATTTGGATTCTGCAGGAAATCATATTGTAAAAACAAGAGATAATTATTATGGTAGTACCGTAATTAATTTAGAAAAATATCTTAATTCAGAAAAAGAAGTAGTTTATCAGCCTATGGGATTACTTGATGCAAATCCTTATGTTTTGACTTATACAAAAGATGATGATAGTTTAAACGAACTTTATTTATTGAGAAACCAAGAATTATATGGAACACGAGAATTTGACGTTGATAATGATTTTATAAAAAACAAAAAAGAAATTGCCGTTAAATATTCAAGTACGCCAATGCGGCACTTTGACCAATCAAACATGAGCCTTTGCGATATTACTTTCTATGATAAGCAGGGTAATGTTGATAGCGGCAAGAATAATAATTATAGGTTTCTGCGGTTTGAAGGTATTAAACCATGCAATCAATATACTTTAAAGGATGATACCAATATAACTTTACAAACTGGTTATCCATTAATTGGGCATATTGATGATGCAGTAAATCCGACTTTATGCGGTTTGTTTGGAATGCCCAATCAACATTACTTAAATCCAAATATTAAGTATAGCAACAATAATTTATTTTTTAGAAATCATTTAAAGTTTTATTCAGAAATTACAAATATCAACAGTAAATTAGTAAAAGCATTCTTAAATATTACTCCAGATCTATTTGAAATATTTACTTTTGACAAATTATATTATTTCGATAATTCCTATTTTATTTTAAATAAGTATTCAGATTATCGACCCTATGAAGATACGCAATGCGAATTTTTAAAGTTAATAAATTTTACAAAGCCAGTAGCAGGAAGTAGCACAGGAAATGGTGGTAGAGATGATAGAGATGTTTTTAATATCAAATTTCCAACGTTCCAAAATATTGGAAACATAAATAAAAATAAAGGTTTTGCGACAGGAACTGGAAATTTTGGAAACCATAAAGCAGTAATGATTGGAGATAATAATACTGCTAATGGTAAATCTCAAATATCTATTTTGTCAAATAAAACAACTGTTTTGCCGCAGGTTGATTGGGCAAATGTTATTGGATTAGATGCAGAAACAATTAACCAAGATGGTATTTATTTAAACGGCAAACACGTAATTTTAAAAAACCTGCCGACTTCTGGAGCAGAAGCAAATAAGTTATTTGATGCAGGAGGATTTGTAAAAGTAGGTAATGCAATACCTCCGACAGTTGGAGTAGCGGATGTAATTTTAATAAAAACCGCAAATCAAATAAGCAATATTATAACCTTCGCAAAACTTGAAGATTTTACATTCAGCGTTGTGGCAGGCAAAGTATATAAATTTGATTTAACAGGCACTTATCAAACAGAATTAATAACTACTGGAATAAGAATTGGAGTGTATTTATCAGGCGGTGCAACAGGAACAATAGGCGGGTATTTTTATGGGGCAATTGACAATACCGCAGCAGCAACGGAACTAAAATCAACAATTAGAGCAATCGGTGCAAGTGCATTGGCAGGGTCTAATTTAATAACAACAGGAGTTGCACCAATTGATCAACCACATAGTATTGGAGCAGAATTTTATTTTAGTGCATTGACTTCTGGAGTTATAGACTTTGAAATGGCAAGTGAAGTCGCTACAAGTAACTCGCAATTTAATATAGGCTCAACTTTAATAATAAAAACCTTAAATTAATAAATTTATCAATTAATAATCAATTTATCAATAAAAAAATTATCAAATAATCAATAATGAGTAAAATAGTAACAGCAACGGAGATTGATATTCAATTAAAGGGAACGGAAAACATAAAATCGCTGACATCTGAAATAAGAAAGGCAAAAGAGGAAGCAGCACAAATGGCAAGAACATTTGGAGAATTTAGCACCGAAGCAGTTAATGCAGTTGATAAAGTTGCTCAATTAAAAGATGAACAATCAGACCTAAATACTCGCATAAAGGCAATGAATCCCGATAAATTTACTGCTATTGCAAATGCTGCAAGCGGTATAGCAGGCGGTATAGCAGTAGCTCAAGGGGCAATGGGTCTATTTGGTGCAGAAAGCGAAGACGCAGAAAAAGCAATGCTAAAAGTGCAGTCTGCAATGGCATTAAGTCAAGGATTGCAGGGCTTAGGAGATGCGAAACAGGGTATAATGACGTTGGCAAGAAGTGCGGGTACAACTTTAGTAAACGCATTTACAAGCGTTGCAGGTGCGGCAAGGGCAATTGGTGCGGCATTAGGAATCGGACTTATTTTAATAGCGGTAACTGCATTAATAGCAAATTGGGATAGGCTAAAAGTAGCTATTGGATTAGGAGCAACGGAACAAGAACGCATGAGAGATGCTACTTTAGCAAGTCGTGATGCAGCGCAAGAACATTTGGGGAATTTGGAGCTAATGACAAACCAATTAAAATTGCAAGGCTTAACAGATAAGCAAATAGAACAACGTAAATTAGAAGCTGCAAATAATTTAGTGAAGGCTGGAGAAAAAGCAATTGAAGCACAAGAGGCCTTGTCAAAAAGCGAAGAAGAATCCGCTGAAAAAAGAGATGTCTGGATGGCAAAAATTGGAAACTTTTTTTCAGCGGGTGCAGGAGTTGCAACTTACCAAATTTCAGTAATAGAAAAACCGATAGATGAAGTCTTAGCAAAATTACAAAAAGACCAAAAAAGATTGGAATCTGCTGCGGCTGGGCATCAATTAGCTATTAATGCAATTGATGAAAGTGAAAAAAACGCAGCAAGCCAAAAACAAAGTGATAGCGATGATAAAAGAATAGCAGCAAATCAAAAAACAAACGATAAATTAAAAGCAGATAATGAAAAGGCAGCAGACGAACAAGCAAAATTAGACAAAGAAAAAGCAGACATTGCAGCTAAATTATTAAAAGATGCAGTGGAGATAGATACAGATGCAGCAAGAAGGTTAAGAGTAATTGAAACAGATGCACGAATTTTAAAATTTCAAGATTTAAAAGAAAAATATGAAGCAGAAAGAAAATTACTAAAAGAGCAGGGGATGTCTACTTTTGCTTTAACAAAAACTTTTGCTGCGGAGGCTATAGCCGATAAAAAGGCGGAAAGAATAGAAGATTTAAAAACAGAACAAGATTTTCAGGATAAAAAAGCTGCAATAGCAGAAAAAGCTGCGCAAGATAAAAAGGAAAAAGATGCAATAGATGCAGCAAGAAACCAATCTATACAAAATAATGCAGTAGCTTCTGCAAATGCTTTTAGTATGTTAATAGGTGAAGTAGGCAATAAAAATATAAAAGTTCAAAAAGCGCAAGCATTAATACAAGTTGGAATTGATACTGCATTAGCCATAAGTTCTTTGGTAAGATATAGCAACGGAAATTTAGCAAATCTATTTACAGGTGGAATGGCAGGGATAATGCAATTTACTGCGGGTATGTTGCAAATCGGTGCAAACATGGCAAGGGCGGTAAATATATTGGGTTCATCCAATTCAGTATCGCTTCCACCTAATGCACCATTAAATAACGCAACATCAACAGGCAATAATTTACAAAATAATCAACAAGATAATAGGGTGTATGTTTTAGAAACTGATATCACGACAGGGCAATCAAAAAGCAGAAATTTAGCCGGCATTGGAATTGTCCGATAATTTACATATTGTAATAGAAGTATCTACATATAGAAGTATCAACAATAAAATAAAATAAACAATAATGATAATTGAAATATACATAGGCAGTAAACTGGTAATTGGGCATCAAATAATAACCCTTGAGCAGACAAAAGAATGCGAAAAGTTTTTAGTAAAAAATGGATTGGTGCATTTAATAGCAGAAGATGTTAAACCTGTTAAAAAATAGTCCTGCAATATGCTATACTTTAGAAGGTAATCTGATTGATACCTTTGTTTTAAGGCTTGAAAATTACGATAAGCAATTTGAAGAAACGCATAATGTAACAATGGTTTTGAGTGCTGAAAATTGGCATCAATTTAACGTTACAACGCTAATGAATGAAAATGAAAAAGGCGAATATTTTTTATTAAAAAACACAATCGAAATAGAAAGAGGCATGTTCCAAGTACAATCAACAACAATAAATACAGATAACGAATATGACCCACGATAATATAATGCCAAATCTTCAATTCGTTCAATTAGGTGCAATCCCTAAATTTGAAAAATATGTAAATAAAGGCGGTTGGCTTTCGTATGGCATCAATAATACATTAGCTTATGAACTTATTTCGCTTTACAATAATTCATCCAAGCATAACGCTTTAATTACGTCAAAGGTTAGTTACATTTTAGGCAAGGGCTTAAAAGCAAAAGAAATTGTAAGTAAAAGAATTGAAAATAGACCCAACTTTTTAGAAACAATCAATGAACTTGCAGAAAAAGTAATCACAGACCAAGAACTTTTTGGCGGTTTTTATTTGCAGTTAGTTTTCTCATCTCATGGCGGTAACCTTGTAGATATTTATCATTTACCTTTTCAAAATGTAATGCCAAGTGAAAATGCATCTAAATTTTTATATGCGGATGATTTTAATAAAAATGGCTTAAGGAATGGAGTAGAATTTGATAGGTATACAGGCAAAAATGAAGGCACTAAAATTTTATACATAAAAAAATACAGAGCAGGCAGCACAGTTTTAGCAATGCCAGAATATTTTGCAAGTTTAAAATATATCAAAATTGATACAGAAATTGCAAACTATCATTATAATAATATTACAAGCGGATTTGCAGCAGGCACAATGGTTGTGCTTTATACTGGAGATATAACAGATGAAGAAAAAAACAAAATTACAAAAAACTTTAAAGAAAAATCAACAGGTTCAGATAATACAGGAGGTGTTTTTATTCATTTTTCAAGCAATATAAATGACCCAGAGCCAAAAGTAATTCCTTTAAACTCAAATAATCTAACCGAAAGATTTGATCAATTAAATTTACAAGTAAGGGATGAAATATTTATTGGGCATAAAGTTATTTCAAAAATATTATTCGGCATTTCTGTTGAGGGTGCATTAGGTGGCAGAAATGAAATAATTGAAGCATTTAATTTATTCAACGAAAGTTATATCAAACCTAAACAAAAATTAGTAACCGATACTTTTAATTTATTGGCAAAAATTAATGGAGGCGTTGGAGATTTTACAATTGAAACCGCACCGCCAATTGATTTAGATTATGCAGAATTATTTGCTTTTGGATTAATCGATAAAAAAACTGCGCAAGAAAAATTAGGCTTACCAATAACCATTGACGTATTACCAAATCAACCAAAAACAAGTTTAATAATAGCTGATGCAATTGAATTTTCAAAGCATGGTTTTGATGCTAACGATTTTGAAGAAATGGCTAATGTTCCTATAAAAATGGCAATCGCTGAACAAGATAGGCGTGCTTTAAATGTTATAAAACAAAATCCATTAATCGATACCGCTACATTGATAAATCTTCTTAACCTGGATTCAGTTACTGGAACTGTTTTGATAGAAAATTTAGTTGCTGAAAAATTAATAACAACGGATAGAGGATTACAAGTAAGCGAAAAAGGAATATTGGAAATTCGGAAAATGTCAAAAACTGAACTTTTTATCATGTACCAATATTCTGGCCCGCAAGATGATAAGAACAGAGATTTTTGCGCTGAACTTTTAAAACTTAATAGGATGTATAGTAAAAAGGACATATCTAATATCAGTTTAAAGTTAGAATATGATGTTTGGAAAATGCGTGGCGGTTGGTATCATAATCCAGACTTAGACGTAAATATTCCACATTGCAGGCATGAGTGGAGGCAAGTAATTGTAAGAAAAAAAATAAATTAAAAATAAATTATTTAAAATAAAAATATATGCCATTCAATTATTTTATATCCGTTAAATTTCTAAAAGAAGAAACGACATTGCATGAAAATGTGGATGATAAACTTGTAAAAATTGCGATTAAAGAGGCGCAGGAAATAACAATTAGAGATGTATTAGGCAGTAGTTTATATAACTTGATTCAATCTCAATTGCCAAATAGTTTAACACCTGCAAATACTACGTTAATGGATAGCTATATTATCCCATGTCTAAAATATTATACACTTGCCGAAATAATTACTAACTTGCAGTATAAATTGGCAAATAGTAGTATAATGACAAGGGATGCGCAAGGTGGCAGAACTGTAGGCTTGAGCGATATCGGTATTTTAAAAGGAGAATATAATGCCAAAGGAGAATATTACAAAGAGCGATTAATAAATTATATATGCTTAAATATCGCACTATATCCGACTTACAATACAGGAGTACAAGAAATCAACCCTAAAACAAAAAATTTTACTGGAAATATTTATTTTCTAAACGATTATGAAAACACCCAATTTGAAAAAATACGAATTATTACTTAGAGCTTATGACGCTAAAACAACATTTATTAAGGATAAAGGCAATCGGGCAAACGATTCCGCAAGTGAAATTGTGCGCAGTGTTAAGCCAAGAAGATGTAAGTAATAATGGGTATGCACAATATCCATT